ATGACTGTTAAAAACAAAATCCCTTCTGGTAAGGAAAAAAAGCAAATCAATTTCAAGGTTGATGGAGACTTTTTGACGATCCTAGATCGAAAAGCAAAATCGCAGAAAATGAACCGTACAGATTATTTTAAGATGCTTGTTTATAATGATGAAAGAAAATCAGTAGACAAGAGACAAGAACAATTGCTGAATGAGCTTGAATAGCTTCGTATCAGAAGTAAAAGTTATTGATTCCGAAATATGGGTATCTTGGAACTTCGCAACTGATTTGTTAAGAGTTAGTTTAGGAGCTATTAAAAAAGGAGTTTTAAGACAACGCAAATCCAACTCCACCACATGGATCAACCGCAAAGACCCCACAGACAAGCGGAAAAACTTAGTCTTATTGACAAGCATCCCGAAGCGTTACAATCCACCGTCTGAAGATCAGGTTTGGGCTTTACTTCTCGACAAAGAAAGGCAAGCAAACAATCTCAAAAGAGACCGAAAACAAGACTATTTGGTCACAAAGATTTTGGATTTGCTTCCCGCACTATCAAAACGTGATAGTGATGTATTTGACAGTTATGTAATTGAACAACCAAGAGTTGATTTTGATACGGGCGAGTTGGTTTATGACACCAAAGGGAGTCTACCGGCGGATAAGCTCAAGGAGCTACAGGCACGATGCATGTTTTATAGTTTGCTTGTTTCAGATGACAAACTGATGCTTCGCAAACGCTTTGATGAAGAGTATCACAGACCTGCCGATTTTAGAACGTTGGTAGTGAAGGCATCCAAGCAATATGAACTGGCTTATGATGTAAAACTCAAGCTCTCCGATAATGACCAGGTACTTTTAAGAAATATCAAAAGATATGAGCAAGAAGGTGCAGGAATGTTCCTAAGTCAGTATGGCAATACCAACAGCTTGAAGTACGATGTGGATGATGATCAAATGATTATCAAACTGATGTCAGACCCACGAAAACCAACGGTAAAAGATGCTTGTGCTACCTTTAACCGCATCAGAGTTCAAAAAGGTAAAGAAGAAGTGAAAATTAGGTCTTTCAGAGACAGAGTGAACCTGCCTTCTATACAATACTTCTGGTATGCTATTCATCATGGTTTTTCGGCTTGGCAAAACAAGTTTGAGCACACCAATATCACCTTCAAACCTTCTGTAAGAAATGCCCTTTGGGTAGCGGATGGCACCAAGGTCAATTATTACTACCGTGAGGGAGGTAAAACAAAAGCAAGACTGGACGTGTACGTTATTCTTGATGCTCACTCAGAGAGAATACTTGGTTACTCTTTCAGTACCAATGGTGAGAATGCTTATGTGATCCGTGAAGCCTTATCAAAGTCAATTGCAAGTACCGGAAACACGCTCCCTTATCAGTTGCTTTATGATGGTGATTCAGCCAACAAATTAGCCTTCCAAGGAGCAAGTGAAGTAATGGTTGCTTTTAATGCCAAGGCACGCAATCCTAAGTCAAAAATCATAGAAAGTGTATTTGGCAGAATGCAACGTTATATCATGTCCCGTCATATCAATTTTACAGGGCAAAATGTATTAGCAAAATCAGATCGTTCCCGTTTAAATGTCGACAAGCTGGAGAAATATCAGAAAACCTTCGGAACACTGGCAGAAGCCATGTCTCAGTTTGAGGAAGATATGAGAATATGGAACGCACTGAAACAGGGAGTGGATGATAAATCACCAAATGAACGCTACAATGACAGCCCTGATTATGTTGATTTCCGTTGGTTAGGCGAAAAAGAAAATATGCATCTATTCTGGGAATATAAGGTGAATGACAGGATGCGTAAACAGGGTAAACTGCCATCATTCAAAGAAGCATCTGATATTACTTTCTATAATCATGGCATTGCACTCACATTTGGTAAGAAAACGTTCAATTACGAGGTACTGGATACTGAAGGGGAAATTGATCAGAGGTTCCTTCAGAAGTATACAGGTTTAAAATTCAAAGTGAAATACAACGTCAACGATTTAGATAAAAAACGAATAGCTCTTTTCAATGAAAATCAGAAATTTATTGCATGGGCTACCTCTACCAAAATGACCAAAAGGGCAATTTACGATTTTGAGGAAGGTGATAAAGACTTAATCGAACGCCGACTTAAAACCCGAAGGGAACAACGTAAAGAAGTTATGGACAAACAGGAGGATCTAAATTACAGGTACGATGGGCATCAGGTAGCTTGGAATTGCATGAGCAAAGAAGAGCAATCACTTGCTGAATCGGATTATTTAGAAGAATTGGCCAGCACCCCCTCTGAGGGGAGTATAAGGGAAGGGGAAAATCAAAAAGTACATTACGATTTTGATGAGGATGAAATGGAAGTGTATGAAGAAGAAGAAACACTTTTGGAGGAAGATACCGCCCCTACTGAAGCCGATAAGATGTATGAGTATTTTAGAAACCTAGAAAACGACGAAGACAATGACAGCGACATGGACACTTGAGCAGAAACAAGAGCTCACAAAGGAACTTAAAGAATTTCAAGCTAAGACAGGTTTGCATTGGAAGTACTTGCAGAAAGCAACAAAAGCAGGACTTCACTTGAATCATATCAAAGATGGCAAGTACGAAATCAATACAGGTAAACCTGAACCTTCAAAGATCAATGATTCAAAGTTTACATTGATTAAACAGTATTTGGATGGCGATTGCGTGATTGAAAACAAAGCTTACAAAGAGGCAGTCAACTGTTTTAACATCGCAAGACACAACAGCTCCTTTCTTGTGCTGAATGGAAAAACGGGAGCAGGCAAAACCTTTGCTTCAGAAAAATACAACAAGCACGGCAAGAAAGGAATACAGCATACTTTTCTGATCACTTGTAACGGTACATTGACACAAAAGGAGTTTGTAGGGTTGTTTGTGAAAGAACTGGGGCTTACGCAAATGGACACCAAGACCGACAAGCGTATTCCTGCAAAAGGCACAACGTACAAGCTCACTAAAATGGTGATTGATAAGTTGATCCAGTTGGATGCAAATCCTCTTCTGATTATCGATGAGGCCGAAAACCTTTCACTGAAAAACTACAAGACCATCAAAACACTTACGGATGAGTTGAAAGGTGTATGCGGTATTGTACTGATCGGTGCTCCCCGTAGTGGTGTTAGCTATTACAACTGGCTGAAGATGAAGCATGATAATGAGAAGATGTTTTTCCCTCAGATATTCTCCCGTTTTGGGTCAAATGAATTCAATATGGAAATCATGCCAGAGGATTACAAAACAACAGAGAGCTTCCTAAAAGCAAGAGATACTGATTATTTAAACAGTATTAAACAGGCTTTAAAGCACTTTGATATTTCGGAAACGAAGACAGACAAACAGCTTCTAGCCTTCTACAACAATAAGTTTAGAGGAGATATGAGAAGAACGATTGACTACATAAAAGACCTGCGATTAAAACAGCAGATCAATAAATAACTCAAGAATTAACTTATCCCCCCACTACATAAAAATGACTAAGAAAAAAAAAGAGGTGAGCTTTCACGAACTGGTGAACTCCTTCAAGTTGTATCAATCCGAAATAGAAAGAACTAGGGATGAACAAAAGAAAGTACTTGACATGATCATAGAGCAAGTGAGAAAGAATCCAACCTTGGCACCGCAAGGAGAGCTGGAGTTGATCAAAGGTTTAAAGCTCTACTGCAATTCAAAAGGTGTAGTCACCTTAACGCCCAATTCGGCGAGTGTTTCAGTAGATGATATGTTAAACGAACTCGGTGTAAGAAAAGAAAAATAACAATGAAAGAAATTACGGTATATCCACGTAAAGGTGTTCAAGTAGGCATTTACGTTCACGAAGAATTAGACAATTTTTTTATCACTAACTCCGAGTTAGGAAAAGCACTGGGTTTTAGACCAGGGAAAGAGGCAAAGGATAAGATCAAGACGTATAAGAACAATTATTTGCACCTGTTGGAAAGGTACAAACATTGGGATTATATCAAAGTAAAAACTAACGGGGGGATGCAGACCACCACTGCATTTACAAGAACAGGAGTGGTAGTGTTGTGCAGTAAAATCAACTCAGAAGAAGCATTTGAAGTGCGCGACTGGGCAGAAAACTATAACCGCAAGAACTATTTTAGAGATCACCGGAACGATTCTAAGATCTCTAATATTATTAACGAAATATTCATCACATGCATTGAAGGGGGTATTGAGGGAGAACATCAAAAAAAGCTAACAGCGCTTATAAAAGAGCTTCGAGAAAACACCTTGACCTAATGTGTAAGTCTGATGAGTAATGTGAAATTAGTAAACTTTATAAAGCAATGACGGGAACAGGAATCCTAAACACGTATTGTCCAAGACAGACGGCTTATTTCTTCAATGGGGAAAATTTTCAAAAGGTAGAAGTTAATGGTTTATACTATGACTACGATACCGAAAGAATAGTATACAGTGTACTCCCCTTGGAATTTGAAGGAGCCAGTGCCGGGACAATGACTTGTAAGGAAGTCGATTTATTTTCAGAAGAAAGGTATAAGGCATTCAAAGAAGCCTTTGCCCTGATGGAAGCAAACAACCAACTAAAGCCCAACATCGATAACGCGATGAACTAAAGTTGATTGAAAATTTTGTTACTGTGTGTAGCGTAGTCAGTCTACGCTCACACTCAAAAATCTATTAAAAATGACGCAGGAAGAAGAAAAATTATTAGAAGAACTACAGGCGAAAAAGCAAAAAGAAGTTAGTTCTAAAAGGATGTCTTATGAAGCCCTAAAACAAGATCTACTTGAAGAATGGGTTGCGAAATTCAAGGCAAAACAGAAAGAACTTATCGCTTTAAAAACTGAAGCATTTAAGGACATTACAGCTTTTATTGATGTAATGGAAGAATATGGTGAAGTAAAAAAAGGGCAAAAGAATTGTTCTCTTATTGGCTCTAAACACAAGATTGAGTTTAAAATGAATCTTGTAAAAGAATACGATGAACGTGCAGAACTTGGAGCTGAGAAGGTAAGGGACTGGATTAGGAGTGAGTTTTCTGATGAAGGGCAATCGGGTTTCATTGTTGATCTTTTAGATAAAAATAACAATGGAAAGTTTGATTATCAGAAAATTCAAAAGATTGCAAACCATGCACAATTGAATAATGATAAAGTGCTTATGGAAGCTGTTGAATTATTTAATGAAGCATATACCGAAAGGTATGCAAGATTCTATTTCTATGTGAGAGAAAAGAATAAATATGGAGGCTATGATAATATCACTCTTGATTTTGCAAGCCTTCCAGTTCCAGAGGAAGTTTTAGAAAAGGGTGACTAAGGGAGTCTAACTATGGCAAAGAAAAATCCTTATGCTCACTTCTTCTTTTTGTTAGGCTTTTTAGGTTGGAGAGATCAGGAGAAAACAATTCTCCTATCTTTTTCCAATCAAAGAACTGACTCCATCAGAGGGTTGACAAAAGATGAATTTAAAGCACTTACAGTGTGCTTGGAGCAAGAAAAAAACAAATTAAAGCCTAAACATGACAGAAAGCTGAAAATAGTTTATGCTTTAATGGGAGAGCTAGGTTATACCTATACAGACCGCAAAGGAGCTTCAAGGTTAGATTATAAAAAGTTTGACCAGTTCCTACTCCAGTACGGGGTTTACAAAAAGAAACTATACAGTTACAACCTCAAAGAACTTGATGAGTTGATCTTTCAATTAAGAGCCCGAAATGAAAAAAATTAAACTTGAAGTAAATCAAGTGTTTTGGTTTCAATCATTTATTAAAAATGTTGTTCAATCAAAAATGTGCTATGGTTTAGGTGTCTTGGAAAGGTCTATTCTAAAAGATTTAATGCTAAACCCCTCATTAAATAAGTGCTCGTTTAAATCGAACTCCTTCAAACTTAAAGAGCATGAAGCTATTGCATTTCGAAGAGCTATATATGAATACTTTCATGCTAAAGAAGGCGTACCCATAGATTATGAATTTAATAACGAGTTGAGGAATTGGAATAATCAAATCGTAATACAATTATAATGAAAGCAATACAACCCCAAAGAGGTTACCGCAAAATTGTCGGTCCTGACTTCAAAAGAGACACTTCTGTAAGTTCTTGGTGTATGGTATCAGAGATGCACCGCTTTTATAAACCTTCTTTCCCATCTGGTAGACAACAGGACGTTCTGTTGGAAAGATTGAACAGTGCTTCTTACGGAAGATTAAACGATGCTTACAAGCTGTTTAAAAACGGAAGTCCTCAGCAAGCATTGAAAATTATCAGTCCACCTTTAGCGAGAAGTTATGAAGAAAGGAAGAAAGTTTGAATTCAAATCCCGCAAGAAAGGTGTAATAGGTAGAGTCGTTATTGGATATAGAGAAACGGGCGAATTACAGACAATGGAGGTCACATTGAAGAGCAAAGGAAAGTATTTACAAGAGGAAGCAATGGAAATGTTGTTTAATGCTTTACCTAAGACACTTAAAAAAGTTGAAGCCTGTCAGTACTTCCAAGTCAAGGAGCTTTCACCAGACAAAGCACTCAACACACGCACCTTTAACTATATCTCAGACTGGACAAGGATTTATCTGGAGATGATAGGCATCAAGTACAAAATGTCAAAGAAAGAAGCTGGTATGCTGATGCTCGTAGAGACAACCGACGATGAAATAAAGATGTATCTCGAATCTTCAGAGTGGAATATGCAAGGTAAAACAGTAACTGAATTTTGCCGACCCGAAATTCAGAACACTTTAAAACGCCTTGTGGCCCAGTTGAAAAACGGCACCAAAGAACCTGCGATCGTTCCTGATGCTCAATTAGAGTCAAACCTAGAAGGAAAAGCACTACAAGAGTACTGGCGTAAACTCAGAAATGCAGGGTATAGATTGGATAAGTCGGGAGGAAAAAGAAACTGGGTAAAAGGTGCTCCAGAGAACAAAGCTCCCCCGAAACAACCCCAAGCCTCCGGGGAGCAGGAGGAAAAGGTACAACAGCAAATGAATGTTTTAGCAAATAAATTTAGAACGGTATGAAAATTTTTCAGAAGGTTGTTCAAGAATCCATCAAACGGTGTGAAAAGGCTATCCAAAAAATCAATGATGAGTTAAATGCAGATTACCTCTCTATGAAACTAGAAGCAACTCAAGAGATAATTGATCTTTTGCAAGCACCAACTCCTAAAACTTTGAAGAAGTTAAAAGAGCGGGATGATAAAATTTTTGATTTAAGAAGTAAGCAGGATCTATATGAAAGGAAGTTTCATCTTCAACACAAAAATTATGATAAGCTCTTAGATAAGAAATACAATTTAGAAAGAGAGTTGGATGGCTATAGAAGTATACAGTTTTACAACCCATTGCTGTCATGACACTAGAACAAAAAGAAATCGCAAGAATAGACAAGAGATTAGAACGAGCCAATTGGTTTGTTCAGATCTCGACTTCAAAAGGCAGACAAAAAGAGCTGAAATCAGAGATTGCATTTTTGAAGCGTCAAAGAAAGCTCTTTTTAAGTCAACTTGATTATTACAGAACTAATCCCTCTTAAATCATGAAAAAAAAGAAAATAAGAATTTATGGCTCTTCTACTGGAGAGTTGATTTTCAAAACTCCTGCTGGGAGTAGAAAAGTACAGGACATTGTGAAAGAAGGTACAATTGAGTTTAACAGCGAAGAGCTAAGTTGTACTATAATGTGTACCACCAAAAAAGTCGATAACAATAAAACAAAATGGTACATCACCCATAATCTCAAAAGGGGAAATAAAGAGCTGAAGGAATGGAAAGTAAAACAAGGAACGTTTAGCCCTTATTCTGAAAGAGTAGACTTGGAGATTGGAGCTGATGTAGATGTGGTTTTTAATTGATAGATATAAAGTTCAATAATGGTAAAAAAGGTTACCTTCTTATGAGAGGTAACCTTTTTTAATTTACTTATATTCCAAATATTAACCTTAAAATAACTTGAACCAATATATTAACAGTGAAATTCTTGTTACTATTAACATTTGCACGTTTTTTACTATCATATGTAACTGCACTATTGAAAGAGGGATAATTTATACTTTTAGACTTGTTATTCTTCCAATGCATAGCTATTAAATTATAGCTATTATTGATACCATTGACAGCTTTTTTCGTAATATTACCTTGAAGACCTTTAGGGTAAATATGATCGACTTCCCATCCAAAAGCAGTTGTTTTTCCATATGAGTATCTATATATAGCTGCACCACATTGATCTTGTCTCCACAAGAATGGGTCTTTCTTACCTAAAGGTTTGAGTTTGTTCCAAGCTATATCTTGTTGTTGTTTATTCATTTTTAATTGATTTGTTAATGTTAACTTAAGGCTATCTACGGTAGTAATAAATAAAAGTTGATTTTAAGATTAAGTATTATAATAAAGTATTAATTATCAAGGCATTAATTTTGTCAACAAATAACGACCTACTCTACTACAGAAAAGAAATGATTATAATTGAGGTGATACTTCATTTTAAAGTGAGTTTTCTGTATAATTTTATACATTTATTTAAATAAAAAACTTGAATATGTAATTATTAATACCTTTTTTTGTATAAAATTATACAGATATGAATGAAAAGGAACAAGAGCGTTTATTAGAACAAGCATACAATGTTTTATTTGATAGTGCACCTAAAGGATTAATTGGAAGAATAAGGGATTATTGTGAAGAGTTCTCTATTTCTGAAGAACGGTTTTGTGTAATACTAGGTATTACTAGACCTACTTTGAGAAGAATTTTGGAGAATGATGCTCAAAAAATTGATATTTTTCTAGTTATTAAGCTTAGCAAAGTACTTAATATTAGTACTCAACAAATCCTTCAAGAATATATTGATGGCTTAGATATTGTAAAGAATAATGAAATAATTCAAGCAGAAAAAAGAAGTTTTGTTGCTTCAAACTTTGATTTGAAGGAGTTAAAAAAACTTGGGCTAATTGAACAAACTAAAGATTTAGATAAAATAATTCTGAGATTAGAGGAGTTTTTTAAAATTGATTCCATCTTATCAATTAAAGATTATGAGTCTATTTTATTCAGTAAAGCAAAACTATCTCCAAGTGAAACTAGTTTTAAAATTTGGAAGCTATGTGCACTGAAACAAGCAAAATTTTTAAGTAACCCTAATCCTTTTGACCCTCAAAAAGTACAAGCTATTTTACCAAATATAAAAAAATGTATTGCAAATCCTGAAAAAGGACTTCTAGCAGCTTGTGTGGCTTTATGGCAATTAGGAATAACTGTAATTATTCAAGAGTATCAGCCTAAATCAACTGTGAGAGGTGCTACATTTGTCCGTGATAATAAACCTTATATCGTTCTTACTAATTTTCAAAAAAGGTATGATACGATATGGTTTACTTTATTTCATGAACTATATCATTCATTATATGATTTTGATACTTTTTTATCAACACCATATCATATTACAGACCCATCTCAACCTGATATTCTATTTATGGAAGAAAGAGCAGACAATTGGGCATCTGAACAAATCCTTTCTGATAAACTCTATCAAACAGCTAAAACAAGAATTAATAGAAAAGATTTTATAGAGAAATTAGCATTCCGTCTAAGTATTCATCCTTCTATCATTTATGGAAGACATCTACATTTTAATAGTAAAGATTATAAAAAGTTTAACCTTAAAAATAATTATCTGATACCTTCAGATATAGCAGTAAAAAATCTTAAAGTACATTCTCTAGGAATGAAATATGACATAGAGAAAGTTGTAGAACCTTTAAAGCAAGTATATAACCAATATTAAACAATGGAAAAAGATAAGAATTTTGAAAATAAGTTAGCTGAAGTAAACAGCTTGATAGATACAATAATTAATGATGGTATGATTCCATTCCCAAGTTCAGTAGATGTAGAACTTACAGATGAGGAATTAATCAAGTCTATTGATCAAGAGTTGGAGAATGAAGTGACTGAACTTCCTGCTTTTTCAGATCAGAAGAAGAGCTATTATTATTTCTATAAAGTACAAAGGTTAATTAGCAAATTACCTATTGAAGACAAAGAAATCTCTGAAAATATTAGAGAACTCAAAAACTATTATTTAAGAGAAGGTTTAGAAAAAATAAAAGGCAAGAAAATTGGAGGTGATGCAAGGTTTGCTCCCACTCACAGGCATTATAAAGTATTAGATACTTTATACAAATGGCTTAAAGATTATGGTCATCCTGATTATTTTGAACTAATGCTATCATTTAAACAATTAAGCATTGAAGAAGGATATATAAATGAGGATGATTTTTATGTAATCTAATTAAAAAGGCTACTTACATTATTTTATGTAAGTAGCCTTTTTGTTTAAATGGTGTCGTCTTTAACTTTTAAAGTACCATCTTCTATAATGTACTTATTAAGTTTTATATTATTTTCGACTGTAATAAGGCTTGGTTCAAGTGCTCCAGCTATACAATCTCCAAATATTGCATCGTATGCATTCTCATCAATTTTCAGATACTCACAAATTTGATCACAGATATCACCACGTTCATCGGCTATTTCTCCCATTTTTCAAGGTTTTAAATGGTTGGTAAATATTTACTATTAATTACACGTTAACAATTGACTTTCAGAGAGAAAAAAAGTAAGACTACTTGCACCCTGCAAGTAGCCTTATTTTTTACACCTTAAAAGCTGTTCCTTTGGAATTAGTCTTTTTCGAAGAATACGCCGAATGCTTTCCTCTCCAACATAAAACTCATTGACCAATTGAAGGAGAACATCATCATGCCGAAGTCGTTTTTTGTTGTACAGCTCATCAAAGCGTTCTTGGAGGGCGTGGTACCTCAGTTCACTGTTAATTTTTCTGGTTGATAATGCCGTCATAGTGTAAAATTACGCAATAAAATAATACACGATTGGGGTTATTCAATTAAAAATTCTATTGCTCCTACCTTTCCATTAATATTTAAATCTTCAATTTCTGTATCCACATACCCTTCTAAAAGATGAGTGGAATTGTCTGTCACTTCTGCGGTGTAGGTGATATTATGAATATGTAGACCTACTGGGCTTGGATCATCACCGCTTTGTGTTCTACGCAGTGGACTTACCTCATTTGTGGATAACCCTTGCAGGCTTGCATGTACCACTTTGTGATAATTCAGCACTTCTTCCGCTTGTAATATAGAAGAGCTATTGAGTGCAATACTAGCAGAAGTAGGCATTACAATCTTCAGGTCTACCGTGGCTGTTCCTATTTGAGTATTGCCCGGCTTGTTTCTCCATGTGGCATTGTAGGTATAGAAAAGTGCCGGCATTGGGAATATCTCAAAATCCTGTGGACTGAGGTATTGCCCTTTGTCATAGTCGATGTGTTTTACGGGTGGAAGATCCAACTGTTTAAACAGGTCTTCACGCTCCTTTAAACGTGCTTTAATAGCGTTGTAAATCTCAAGCATTACTTTATTATTTTTAGAATTCTAGCATTCAGTTTTCTTTCCAGTCGTTTTCCTAAATAAGCGCTGTCGCCAATAAACTGACGTTTCGGAATGTTCATATTTAGCGTTCTGGAATATTGTTTTACCTTTTGAGGAAGGAAGCTCACCGTTTTTCCGTTTCTTAAAGCTCGTTGGTGTTTTCGTCTTGTGTGGGCTTTTACGGTCTGCTTTACTTTTCCTCTAAATCCCTCATTGTGCACTTGGGCGTAAGGTATATTGGCACTGCCTATAATCACGTGACTTCTGTCTTTGTGCAGTACTTTGATGCTTCTTTTCAGTGCTCCTGACTGTACCAATATCGCTTTCCCTTTGTGTTTTCCTTTTGGATCTTTGCGGGGCTTCCACGGCTCGGTATGTGTGTCAATCCAATTCTGAGCACGAAAACGCTCCTTGAAAAAAGCTTTCCCTTCCGTTCCGGCTATGGTAGGGAACTGCCGATGTAGTTTTGACAGTTCCTCCATTTCCTTTGTTAATTTCCTAAGATCATCCATAACCCCTTACATAATTATTAAGTGCTCTTACAAACATCTCCTCCATCATATCCAACATGTCATTGACTTGACTGTCATCTCCATTTTCTTGATGTACGGTAATTTGCTCCGCACCCTTGAAATTGGCATTGACTGTGATATTGTGGGAAGCTTTCGCCTTGTCTGCTATAGTATCAGGATTGGAAGCAGAACCGCCACTAATAGAAGTGTTGTCATAATGCGATATTAAATCATTGACATTCTTTTTCCCTTGGGTTACTTTCTCCACTGTTGGGTTTCGCAATGCTTTTTGTCTTTTGACATAATCATCAGACAATACATCTTTCAATCCTGTTTTCAGTTCTGCATAACCGCTTTTCGCTTTTGAAAATTCTCCTCTAATACCATAATTGATTACATCCAATGATTTTTTTGCTAACCCCGTCAGTCCTTCCAGTCGGATGGCGATACCATCAAATATCTCTTTAATCTTACTGGTGATGGAGTCTGACTCATCTAGACCGAAAAGTTTGTGCAGTATTGATTTTGTTCCGGATACCTCATAGACCCAGTTCACAAATTGGAAGAGCATTTTCCTCGCGAAATTAAAAAGATTGATAAACCCAGTAACCGCAGAAACCACTATCCTTATGATTTCCAATATTCCATTAAAAAGGAATTTCAACTTATTGAATACCGTTTGCAGTAATATTCCTGCCACCGCTATATCATATTGAAAAAAGGTATTGAGTGCAGAAACTAAAGGAGCGAACATTTCTTTTACATAAGCAATGCCTCTTCCAATGCCGTCATAAAACAAGATCTTTGCCTTGAGCCAAGCTACTTGGAATACATTTGAAAGCTTATTGAAATCACCCGAAAAAGCCTGTATTTTCATTGAAAGCTCTTTTTCCAACCCTAAGCGTTCTTTTTGCTTTTGGATAAAAGGATCTTGCAAATTGATCATCTTTTTCATGCTGAACTCAGCAGTAGCTAAAGAGGTGAGGAATTTTTCCCCTGCATCTTCCCCCGGTGATCCAAAAATATTAGCAATTGCAGATTGTCTGGTTTGTCCGGAAGATTCTCCCAGTTTTTGACTGACCATCTTTATTGCATCAATCGTTGATAAGGCTCCCGTTTTTAGTCCTTTTTGAATCTCGTCAGCATTCAACCCCAATGCACTTAAAGACTCCTGAGTTGCTTTGGGCATTTCTTTCAATCTTAAGTTCGCTTCTTTGATCGAATCAATTGCTTTGTCTTGATAGACGCCATCTTTGAAGGCTTTTGCTACTAATCCCGCCATTTGATCGGCATTCATACCTACAGCTTTCATTTGTGTAGAATACTCTCGAAACTGATCAAGGTCAATCACTCCATTGGTAGCGATCAAAGCATTTTCGACTATTCCCATTGACTCCTTTGCCGAAATGCCAAACTCTTTACTCATGGCATTAGCGGAGTTGATCAGCTCCCTTCTATCCACATTAAAGACTTTGGTGAGTGCCTGCGAATCGGCAGTTGCTTCTTTCAGTGCATTGCCAGTCAGTCCCATTGTAGTGCTGATGTCCGTCTGAACTGTTTTCGTTTCCTTACTCAAGTTCATAAGGTGTCCTGTCAATTTCACTACGCCGACAATCATGCCGGCGACTGCCACGGCTCCTGCAACATACGGATTGGAGAGCAGTTCCAAAGCCCGACCTACTCCGGGAATCTCTGAGGAAATTGCCGAAAACATCTCCATGTTTTTTGCTTTAAAACTGCCAATCTTCCTATTCAAGCCGTCAACGGTCTTATTGACCTTATTTTTGGCTTTGGTTATTCCTTTAGAAAGCCGGTCTTTCAGATCAAGGATAACCTGTATTTTTCGTTTTGACATTTTATAAATTATTGAAATTGTGTATCTTTGTTATGCAGGGTTGACTTGTCAACGTAGTGCGCGTCTGGCTGGTGACGACCAACGCACGAGATACGCTTTGGATAACCGCCTTAGAAAGTAATACCCCTGTTAAAATCACCAAGGGCTTCATTTTGAAGCCTTTTTTATTTTATCGGAATTCCCACTCTGAAATCCTCCAAACTCTTTTTCCCTTGATTTGGATACCAAGTTCTGATAAAGTATTCACCGCTCGAGGAAATTTCTGTTTCTACAATCATCACTCTATCGTTATAAAACTTCACGTACCTGTTGTTCATCGGTCTGCCTTGGTTCAAATTGTAAAGCCATACCTCGTCTGGATTATTCAATACTTCTTCGACCAAGTGAAATAACTGATGTCTCAATTGCGGAGTTTTAATATATTTCCCTTTCGTGTGTCGCTTGAAGTCTTTTGCAGTTAGCTTTAGAAGTCTGCCGTTGTAGTCCCTGAAGGGCATCCCTTTGAGTACTGTGTCTTCTAAAAACAGATCCGCAATATCTTCTTCATTGATACCTTGGTCAAAAGGAAGAGTGTTCTTGGAAGCCTTCATTAGGTCTTCCACCTTCTTACGGTCAAAGGTCTTGGCATTCAATTCATTGATAGAATCGCCAATTTCCCAATTCTTGATATAAAGCTGATTTTGAGTGAAAACTTCTTTCTGATCTGCGAAATTGACGGCAAACCCTTGTTTTTTCATTTTGTCGTAATCTTCCCCTAAAAGAGCAATGACATCACTTCCATTACTGATTTCCGGAGGAATACCGTCCGTAAAGTCCTCTATCTCACAACGGCATCCATGACCATTGGGTCCTATAAACTTTCTCCAAGAAGTTTCATCCTTTTTGAATACCAATCCATCGAGCAGGCGGTGTTTGTCTCTTACTCTGCTATCACCTACGGTGGTATACTTTGCATAAGGATAAGCGGACTTTGTTTCATTGTCCATCATTTCAAAGTAAGAGGAAGCGTTTTGACCTACGGCTATTGTTTTGCCGTATTCGACTCTCAGATAGTTTTTGTTGTACCTTGAAAGGAGCTTTTTCGCTTCGTAGCGGAAATCTTCATAAGGCGTCACCTTTCCGTCTTCCTGTACTAATAAGTTGTTCAGTTCTATTAATGCAGAATTGCTTTTCGCAAAGCTGAAATGAAATAGGTTTGTTTCCATTGCCATCACCGCTTTATGGTCTGGAGCATTATAGACGTTGTGTACTTTTTGAAGCCTGTCGTTCCATTCAGATAAAAGTACCTGGTATAATTCCTTTGCGGTAGCCACTCCCAATTGGTAAGCGTGTTTGTCGGTCATTGAGAGTTCTTTTCCCTTTTTGTAGGCTTTTAGAATGTCAGCTGTGGCTTTTTTGATTTCCTCGGACTCTGAAAACTCACTATTATGCAATCCACTGCAACATCCCTGTTTAGGATAATCAGGAAGGTTTAATTGCATCTTAATAGGTGTGTAAACCGCTTTTAAATCCTTGTTCGGGAGTAATGCTTTTGACTCATTACTCCCCTTGGGAAAATTTACCTGTGCTTCTTTTTCTCCCTCAATAGGGATATTGAAATTCGTACTTAACCAATCTGTAGGGATTTTATGTGTACGCAACAGCTCCTTTGTGATTTCCCATTGCTTTTCCTTGGTTAGTGCCTGCGTGTTGTCCCAATCGAACTCTGATCCTTCCGGTAAAATACCGTGTGTGATCAAAAGTGGGATTAACTTGTAGTTGACCACTTCTTTAATAAAAAGTCCATCGGAATTTCTTAAACGCTCCTGCATACGTTCATGTACTTCTGACTGACTTTTACTTGAACCGTCATCGGAAAGCATGGTCACGGAGTTGATGGCTTTTGATATTTCAGAGTTGGATCTTTGTATCATCATATCAAAAACCTTGTAAGCGTCAGGTTGAGCACTCCCTTCGATTTTCACCTCTGTACCAACTGGGAAAACACCATAAGCTGCGCTACCCATTTCCTTCAGCATCATTTCCACCTGATCAATCTCTTTTTGATTTTTTGAATTGGTGGTGGCATGACGAAAAGGAATACCAAAAATATCCGTGTATTCTGCCCAAGCCTGCATCGCATTGCGTTTCCAAATCACATAAGGAGCCACTTTGTTCAAGATACCTAAATGATAAGGAGATAATATTTCGATCACATAAGGCTTATAGCTGATTTCATCATAATTGATCCATTTGCTTTTATCTTCGTTGAGATAGACTTTTTTCTTTCTTGTGTCGACATTTTCACGGGGGATCAATAAAAAGTCACTGATTACTTTCTCGTCAATCTCGCTAACTTCAGTCAAAGTGTTTCCTTTGAATAGTGACTCCAATGCGATTTTGAAGAAGCGTCTTATAGCAGGCTGATTGAATAGCTTTGTCGCTTCTTCATCTTTTTCACCGTTCCGGGTGATAAAGTATTTTCTTAGTAGATTCTT